CGCGCTCACCGCCAACGCGGTTTGTGATCATGCCTGCGGTAACGCTGTCGGCTGCTTTGCTGTGTTCCATGATGGCTCCTTAAGAGATTCGCACGATTGCGCTGTTGGCATCGGGGGTTGGGAAGATGACCTGGAAGGTGTCATCGCTGACTGTTTTATTCGCGCCAAAGTCCAGGACCGCTACGGACTTGTTGCTCTTGGTGACGTTGTAGATCAAGGCACCACGGGCTGTGAATGATGCATTCAACCCCTGCGTGCTCTCAAACGACCAGAACGCTGTGGGAACCCCTTGCGTGTTTGTGCCGGTTGTGGGGCTGACGCTGATTGCCAGTGTGTTGCCGCCCGCTGTGTAGCCTGTGCCAACAACCTCACCTGAGGTTGTGTACGCCGCTGTGGCCGCGCCTATTGAGGCGGCATCGATGTACAAGGCAATCTTGAACGTGTCCGGGGAGGCGGGTCCAAAGTTATGGACGGCCTGAGGCAGCTCTACCTTGAAAGAGGTCGTTGCTGTTTGGAATATGGACACGATGCAGCCTCCTGGTTAGCTGATCCGGATAAGTGCATTATCCGCGTTATTAGGAGGAAACTGAATCTGGAACTGCTGGCTCAGCATGGTCTGGTCCAAGCCAAAATTCAACACGCCGATCGACTTGTTGCTTTTGGACGAGTTGTATAGCAGCGCGGCACGTGTGGTGAATGTCGCAGCATTCCAAGAGGGGTTGTTGAAGGAGACGTAAGCCACTCCGCTTGTGAGCGTCACCACGTTGCCCGTGAGGACCTCGCCAGTTGCGGTGTAGCCAACACCGGACACTTCGCCCAAGGCGGTGTACTCAGTCGTGTTTGGGCCCAGCTCGGCAGCCGCTGTGTAGAGCGCGATCTTTATCACGTCCGTGTCGAAATCGTGGACGCCCAGCAAGAGCTGCTCTTTGAAACTGTTTGTGAGGCCTGCAGTGATCATTGGTTACCTGACGGGTATTTTGACTTGACCATCCTGGTAGGCATCGCCGCGTTGCTTGCCATCGCCCAAGTTCTTCAAGAGACCCATCGCCTCTTTGTATTTGGCGTCGTACAACGCCATCATGTCCTGCTCGCCCTTCATCCAGGTGTATGCCTCGACCAAAGCGCCATACAGCAAGACACTGCTGAAGTTGTCACCAAGCCACGAAGTGCCTGCTTCGGCAATCGGGGTGGGGTAGTAGTAATAGTGCAGCTCGGCTGTGTAGTTCGTGTCAGGCGTTGGCCCGACAATCAGCGTGAGCTCGTTGACGTCGTTTGTGCTGGGGCCGAACAGGGCGTAGTACTTGGGCTCCGCTTTGTACCCGGGATTTGGGTAGACCTGGCGGATGTAGTTGACATCCCGGTTCAGGAGGTACAAATACTCGCCTTGAAACCCGACAAACCCCGACACTGTTCCGCTGTTGGGCAAGCTCAGGGTGACGGTGGTGCCTACCACCAGAACAACCGTCGCGCCTGCGGCAATGCCGGTGCCCGTCACGTACATGCCTGGGGCGATATTGGTGGCGCTGGCCACGGTAATCGTGAGCGCGCCTGAGGTGCCTGTGGCCGTGGTGGACGGGGAAAGAAAAAGCGCCAGGGAATACGCGGACAGGAAGTCATCTGGGCAGGCCAGGTACTTGTTCCCGCCAGTCATCGTGCCCAGCACGTTTTTGCGCAGGTTGGCGAGCTGAACTGTGTTGTAGATGCGCTCTTCCGCCTGGCCAACAAATACCGGGATTTGAGCTACAAAATCAGAGCTCGTGTTGTTGGTGTACGCCTGAATGGTGGCGCTCAGTTCGGTGTAGTTCATGTGATGCTCGTCGTGACCGTTCCCAGCATGGCTCCAGCAGCCAAGTGCTTAGCCGGTGGCATCGGCTGCATGCCAATACTAGCAAAAGAAGTGTCCACTGTGAAGCCTACATACACCGTGACACCCATGCGGGCCTCTGGGCGAGGCTGGAACAGGGCCTGGGGCTCGTTGATGTTGCGCTTGGGCTCCAACTGAGGGTGCTTGGGCTCGTAGCACTCGTCGCAGACCTTAAAGCCTGTCCACTCCTTTTTCAGGGTGTTGAGCTTAAAGCGCTGCCCGCACTGGTCGCACAGCGCAATCGCAAACTTGCCTGATGCGTACCCCGCGGCCATCAGTAGTTCCCCATGTAGGTAGGCACAGCAAAGTAGCTGGACCGCTCGCGGTCCTCTGCTGCTGCCCGGGCAAACTCTTCCTCGTAGAACTGTTTGAGAATCTGGATACGATCCGGGGCCTTCTTGATGGCCAGATAGTACGCCAGGCCCGCGATCAAGCAGGGCAGGAATCGGAAAGAGATGTCCGCTGTGTTGGTGAACGCACCTGTTTCTTGGATACGACGGATGGCGTAGTACCGGAAGATGTACTGCTGTGTGGCATCAGGGGCCGGATACAAAAACAACTTTGCTGGCACTGTCCGTTGCACAAAGAACTGGGCAGGGCGAGACGGGGTGTACTTGTTGGGCACGTGCAGATATTCCGCACTGCCGATCCGGTCGATCGTGATGTCCTGCTGGTTGGAAGTGCCCGCGTTGGTGCGAATAACCGCCGACAAAGCATCTACAGTGTCTGCAGGGAGGTCGTACTCGTGCACGTTGGCCGTGAGGACAACTTCCCGCTGCTCGATGGTCCACAGGTTGAGGCCACGGTTGGCCCACTCTGCAAACATCAGGTTCAACGATCGACGAGCCGTTCTGGCGTCGTAGCCCTCCCGAACCTGGAGGCCGCAACGCTCATACGCTTCGAGGATGATTTCGTCGAAGTCCAGGTTGAAGGAGGAAACGCCGGAAGTGGTCATGGCTTAGTAGATTCGGGCAGAACGAGCGCGAGCAGCGCCTACGCCGCGAACTTGTACTCGGTCGCCAGTGACCGACTTTTTGACGGGCTGGGACAGCACGGTGGCTGTGGGGCCTGCTGCGTCAGAGCCGGAAGCGCTGCTTTGGCCGCCCTTGGCAATGCCCTTCATGGCTACCGACTTTGCTTTGCTTGATTTCATAGCGTTACCGCCTTTCATGGTTGTTACTTGCCTGCGGCGTCGTACGCCCGGATGGCATCGATCTTACGCTCAATCCGGTCAAACCGGTCCAACAACTGCTGCATGTCGGCCCGAAACTCGGAGCGGGTGATGTGGTCGCGCGCAACTTCCTCTCGGGTCTTGTTCAACAAAATGCTGATCCGACCAAGCTCTGCGAACTTCTCTTTGACAATGAACCCCAGCAACGCGACGATTGCCGTGAGCACAATGTTCCAAACCATCATCTCCATGACTTAGCACTTCCATGCCCGCAGGCTTTTGTTGATACGGCTGTCCGGATCACGGGCTGTTTTCTCGCTTGTGAGCTTGGACTTCATGCCTTCCATCCTTGCACAAAAGGACGCCTTGCGCCCTTTTGCTTCTTTGGTCTTGGGGCTGGGTGCCGGGGGCTTCAGGTTCATGCCCTGAGCCTTTGCCGACGCCCGTCCCTTGGCATTCAGGCCGCCTTTCTCAGACTTGCCTTCCTTGCGCTGCCAAGCGGGAGTCTTGGCCATGATCAGTACATTTTGCAGGGCTTGTTACGAGCTTCGCCCACGCCGCGCGGAGACACAGAAGCCGAGGGCTTCTGGTAGTCCTTGCGGGGAGTTTGCTTTGGACCGCCCTTGGACATGTCCTGCTTTTGAGCACCGGGCTGAACTTCGCCTTGGTACTGATCGTCTGCCATTTTTGCTGCACGTCCCATGATGGACTCCTTAGCCGTAGAAGAAGGTCACCGAAGTGGGACCAGTGATGGTGAGGTATGGATCATCTTTGAACACCACGCCATCACCGGGGATCAGGACATAGGTGGAACCGTTGCCTGCAGTGCTGGCAGGGGTGGCCAAGAGGATCTTTTCTTCGCCGCCGGAACCGCCATCCTTGAAAGAGATGGAGCCTGCGGTGCCTGCCACGTAATAGATGGATTTGATACGAGCACGAGGCTGACCGATGCCAGTGGCACCGGTCGTGGTCATCGTTTTCGACCGTACGTCAAACTGAAACATAATCAATCTCCTTTAAAACAGGGGCCGAAGCCCTGGGAAATCAATTAGCTCAGGGCAGCGCCAATGGCAGTAACCCAAGCAGCGCCAGTGCTGATGACCAAGCAATACTCGTTGTTACCAGCGCCGTTGTCATTGATCAAACGAACTTGGCCAGCATTGCCCGCGGCAGCGGCAGGCAGAGCAGCGGTGGCAATAGCAGTCAGCTTTAAGAAGTCCGCGACAGTGACGCTGTCTGCTGCAACAGTGTCAACCGAGGTTGCGGCACCAAAAGTTGCGTCAACAGTGACAGCGCCGGTGGTGGAGCTGACGGTAACAGCTTGAAAGCCGTTCTGCGAGCGAATTGGGCCGTTGAAAGTCGTATTTGCCATGATGATTCCTCACATGCGAGTTGAGGTGCATCTGTCTGCATGTCGTCGGCCCGGAGCCGTCAGATACACCGGGAAAGTCCGGGAGTGCATGCAATATAACCCAAAAGAAAAGGGCCCACAAGGGGCCCTTCTCACATTTCCACCAGAGCTTATGCAGCGCCAGGAGAACCGTAGATACCACGTGGGTCAGACCAGCCGAAGCTGTAACGCTCACGGGCCTTGTAGCGGACGTTGCCAGTATCAAAGTCGCCTTCGAAGGCAGTCTTGATGGGCGAACGGTTGAACATCTTCAGGCCGTTAGGCGCGTCGGTGATCAGGAACCATGCGTCCACGTCGGTCAGGTAGTGGTTGACAGCGTAACCTTCGGGAATCAGGCCCATGGACTTGATCGCGTTGATGTCGTTGTCAGCAGTGGAAGTGCGCAAAGTGCTCTTCATCAGGCGCTCTGCAGTGAACTGCAGTTCCTTAGGAACGATCATCTTGCGAGCTGTCAGGGCAACCTTCAAACCGCGTTCATCGGTGAACGATGCGATGTCGATGATGCCTTGCTCGAGAGAAGTCTCGTTCAAGTCAGCAGCAACTGTCGGACGGTTGGAGAAGTTTGGACCCAAAGCGGTGGGGTGAGCAGTGGACATCAAAGCCACGCCGTCGCCACCAGCGTACTGGCCGCCAGTGAAACCATTGTTCAACACGGAGGCAGCTTTGACCTGCTTGGTGTTGGCCATGGAACGAGCCAGAGCCTTGGTGTAGCGAGCCGACAGACGGTCGTAGAGGTTGTCCTCAACGGCTTCTTCGGTCAGCGCGAACGCCATGGCGATGGTTTCGTGGGTGTAGCGAGCAGTGAACGATTCCAAAGCGGTATCGTATGCCAAGCCAGCACCTTCGGTCTTCACCGGAGCGGAGCCGAAGCCAGTCAACATGACTTCTTCTTCAAACGCACGGTCCGAGGTCTCGATGGAGAAAATCTCCTCGTGCTCGTTTTCGTAGCGCTTGTACTCCAGGCCAAACAGGGCGTTGAGGCCCGGCTCGAGTTCTTTGACAAGTTGGGAACGGGTAATAGCCATGATTATGCTCCGTCAGCTGCAACACCGACGCTACCGTACTGGTGTTGATTGAGTTTGACAACGACCACTGCATAGTCACCCAACTCATTGTCAGGAGACTCGTAGAGGCCAACGATCTTGAATGTCAAGGCAGCAGTCTTGGCAATCGTGGACGAATCCAAGGCACCGTTGGAAACACCGGAAGTGGTGCTACCGGTTGTAGAAGCAACGGGGTCAGCGTTCTTGCCGATGTCGGCTTGAACGATGTCTTCGTCGGCTTGAACCAGGAACAACTGCGATGGATCGTCCAGCACCTCACAAGCGATGATGCCTGTGGTGATGTTGATGCTACCAGGGTAGTAGTTCTTCCAGGTCGGCTTGTTGGCACGAGTTGGATCGTTGTACTGAACGCCGTTGAAGACGCCAGTGGGGGCAGCATGCGTAGATGCATCGTACTTGATGATGTAGCCGTCGTATACGACGACCAAGTCACCTTGGTAAATGGCTGTGCCGTAGTTGTCTTCGATCTGGTAGCCGTATTGCTTTTGAGCACCGGTAGCAGAAAGATTACCCGACGGACGCAGACCAAAAGGCTTGTTGACGTTTGCCATTTGAATCTCCTACAGGATTGAAGTTATCAGCCTTGCGGCTGACGGAATGTTGTGCGCGAGCTCCGCTCTGGTGATTGGATTCGCATTGAAGAGTGTGCGTTCTCACGCATCATCTCGTTGTCCACAGCATGCAACTGTTCCTGTGCCCTCTGGCGGAAATACAAATTCCGTTCCTCCACAGTCTCCTCGGGAATCTTGGCAAGCAAGAGTCCACCGACAGAGATCACGCCAGCATGTTTGCCGTCGTCCATCGTGGGCAGTGTCGCGCGGTATTCCTCAGGAATGTTTTCGGGGCGAACAAGTTCGTATCCCTCACGCAGCTTGCTGTACACGTTCTGGTTGTCGAGGTTCCCGTTGACTTCGGCGCGAATCCAACGGTACTTGTAACCTTCGGGGGCAGGTGGTGCATCCAAGCGAGAAGGTGGACGCCATGGCTTGCGACGAGTTTCGGTGTCACGGCTTTCGCCGGAACGGCTGGCTCGGTCGATAGTGATTTTTCCGCTCATGACTTACTCCTTAACGTACTTGGCATACTCTTCAAGAGGTACACCCAGCTTCTTTGCAATAGCAACCTGACTCGGCGATAGCCGGACAGTTCGGCGCGCACTATTTATTCCGGAACTCCGGGATGCAGGGGCAACAGCAGGCGCGGAACGCTGTTGTCTGGAGGATTGATTTGACGATTTCTCGCCAGCGAATTGTTTCGGGAACTCTTCCCGAATCCTTCGATTCAACTCAGTATAGTACTCGTCCGATTGAGGGTCAACACCCTCGCGCTCGATCAAGTCCTGATGGATGCCCCACGCGGCGTAGGTCATCACACGGTTTTGGCCAAACCACTCGTTCTCGGCGGCCCACTCCTCTGCGCGAGGATCGGGTGCAGGCTGCTGAGGTTTCTGGCGCTGCTGGGGAATTTCCTGCGGCGCTGGTTGATGGCGGGCAGCCTCTTGCTGCTGGTGCAGCCACTGAGAGACCTGGCCTTTTTCCTGCAACAACGCTGTCAGGCGCTCCTGCGCTTCCATCTCGGTGTCGAGGTCGCCCTCTTGACGTGCCGTTTGGATGATCTGGCGCAAAGAGGACTGCTGTGACTCCAGTCGTGCCTTGGCTTCGCTCAGGCGGCTGTAGTCCGTGTTGACCAGGCGCTGCTGGAGCGTCTGCGTCTGGCTCTGCAGGCCCCGGGCGTATTCCACGGCAGCTTGCTCGCGGCGCTCGGCCTCGCGCATCTTGGCGGTTAGCTTGGCGATACGCTTTTGCACCGCCTCGTTGACCGAACCCAGCTCGTCTGAGTGAGACGTGGATTCCTTTCGCTCTGCGGCAGGGGCTTCCTGCTGCGTGCTTACTGTGCCCTGTTCTTCATTGCCTTCAGAGTCGTTCTCAAAGGTGACCGTGGCCGCCTTCTCATCCGCTCCAAGGTCAAATTCCAACTGATCGTTGCTCATGTCATTTGCCATGATTTGCCTTATAGGTGAATGATATCTTCAGGATTCTGGATGGTGGCCAGGACCTCGTCATCGTTGATGATTCGGATTTCGCCCCCGTCGATCGGCAGGCGTGCACCTGCGTAGCGGCCAAAGACAATCCAATCACCCTTCTTGCACCATGGGCCCGTCGGGAACTTGCCCTCGTCGCCGTATGCAAGCGGACCAACAGACAGCACGTAGCCGCAGACGGTGGCCGCTTGCTCGCGCTGGCGGGTCTGGTCTGATAGCACGATGCCACCTTTGGATTTTTCTGCCCCTCGGTAGGGCAAGATGATGATTCGCCAGCCCGTAGGGCTAGGAATGCGGTCCATCACCGTCTGTTCGATCTTCTCGACATCGAGGCTGCCCTCTTTGTCGTAAGCGTCGTCCAGGGACGGCACGTGGGCAGCAGCTTCGTCTGCCCACTTTTTCTCCAGCGCAGTCATTTCCATTGGAACTCCTTTATTGGTCTTGGTCTTTGCTGAGAAGGTTTTGAACTTCCATCTCAACAAACTTGTAGCCCTCAAGGCGTCCCATCAGGAACTTGTACTGCTCCATATCCTTCACGTTGCCGCTCACCAAGATTTCCTCCGTCTGGCGACGGAGCTTCTTGACAGCGATCAGCGTTTTCTCGGCAAATTCAAGCATGGATTATTCCAATGAAGCAGACAGATGAGACCCCTGTCCGTGGGCTTGAGGTGCATTATGCACCTTCTTGTTACGTAATCAACACCTTGTTGAACGCATCTTTGCGATAAACATACGTTTTCTTCGGCTTATCGCTGGGGGTTGCCACCTTTTTGGGCCCGGGCAAGCGCTTGGAGTTGGGCGTTTTCGCGGGCTTGGCTGTTTTGGGCTGCATTTTGTGATCCTTGCTGCTGAAGTTTCTGGGAGTCGAGAGTGAGCTTGGCCTGGTCGATCATGAGGTCGCCCTGCACGCGCTGACCCTCGAGCTGGATGCGGGCCTTTTCGTTCTGGTCCTTGGCCTGGTTGGCCGTAGCCTGGTTCTGGATTTCCTGCTCCTTGACCTTGACCAGTGGGTCTTCCTGTGGAGGGCCTTCCAGATCGGACTGGACTTTCTTGGCCTCTTGGTAGTACTCAGCAACCTTGAGAGCAATCATGGCCTCGCGCTGCAGAGCGGAGACCATGCTGTCAGGGTCAGTGCCGTATTGCTGGAACAGCTCGGCCTCTGTGGACTCCTCGGCCTTCAAACGGATGTGCTCGAAGATGTGCTTTTGCAGCGTGGTGGCCACCTGGGGCATCGAGCCAACCATGGGCGACATGCCGAACATGATGTGGCTCATGATGTGGGCGTCGTGCTGTTGGCCAGCAAATGCCTTGAGCGGCGAGCCGTCCAGCGCCTGCGAGTTTTCGCTGGCCGGGTCCTTGGGGCGGTCGACGTTCTGCGTGTTCAGAATCTGATCGATGTTGCGCACGCCAATGGCCTCATACATGCGGCGGTAGGCCTCATACATGTTGTGCATCTGCGGGTTGCTCTGGGCCAACTGCAACTGGGTCTGCGCCATGGTGATGCGCTGGGCCACAGAGAAGATGTTGGGGTCAGAGACAGGCAGCACGTCGATGCGGTCGTCGAAGTCCCGGCGCTTGATGACGCGGCTCTCGCCGGGCACGTCGTAGGGGTACTCGTCAGGCAGGAACTCGCCGAAGCCCTTGGCCAACAGCGAGAACTCGATCTTCTGGGCGTAGTGCAAGCGCTTGTGGATGGCGGACATGACCTGACCGCCCTTTTCCAGCAGCGCAATCGTGGTGCCTACGGCAGCGTTCTGGTTGCTGTCGCCCACCTGCATGTCGGTGACGCTGGCCAAGCGGCGGCCTGCGTCTGCACAGAAGCCCAGCAGCGAGAACAGAGTCTGGCTTGGCTCCTTGTACGGCAGCGGCATCAGCGTCTGGGTCAGCTCCACGCCACCAGCATCAATGTCGCGGAACTCGCCTGGCTGCAGCGGCACATCGTCGTTCATGATGCGCGCGCCCTTGGCTTTGAAACCTGCTGGCAGGTTGACCAAGGTGCCTGCATCGAGCAACTGGCGCAGCGCGGCGGTGGCCGCTTGGCTCAGGCCTCCGACCAGGTGCAAGAAGCCCAGGCCATACGCGCCCAGGCCCTGCACCAGCATGTAGTGCACGTAGTACTGCTTGCGGCGATACAGCTCGTCGCCTTCCTGCCAGTTGCGGCGCACGCCAACAACGGAAGCGGAGGTCTTGTCGATCGTGATGACGTAGGGCAGGCGCAGGCCGGTAGGCTCGCCGTCGTCGTCGGTGTGCTCAAAGCCTTCCAGGTCCCAATCGATCTGGAACTCCAACAGTTCCATTTCCTCGTCATCCGCGTTGGGAGTGATCTTGGTAACCCGGTCGGTTTCCTTCTGGATGATGTTGTTGCCCACGTCAGCAGTGCTGCGCTCTTGGGCGGTGTCCAAATACTGCCCGCGCAGCACGGCCTTGCGGTAGTCGTTCACGGACATCGGCACGACGTGCGTGATGCGAGGGCACTCGCTCATGACGCTTGAGCCGTTGTAGGGGATGTACAGGTTGTCAGGCAGGATCAGCTTGCTGACCATGCGACCCTTGTCCTCGTCGTAGTAGACCTTCTTGAAGGCCGAGCCGCCGTAGCCGACGTAGAACAGGAGCTGATCGAAGTCGGGGGTGTACTCCTCCATCACCGTGGTGATCTGGTAGTTCATGAAGTCGCGCACACGCTGCGACTGCATCAACTTCTCGCGGGTCTCCTTGCCCAGCACTTGCGTGCGCACGGGGCCGTCAGCAGGCATCAATTCCTTGAGCGCCTGGGACTGGAACTGCACGATGGCTTCGGTCAGCAGGGGATGGGTTGCCGCGGCTGCGCCCTTGAATGGCTTGGTGCGCTCGTCAAACGTGAAGCCCAGCAGTTTCAGGCCCTTGCCGTACTGCTCTTCCCAGTCCTTGCGCGAGCCCTGGTCGGCCTCAAACAGAGGCATCAACTCGGAGCTGATCTGCGCCAAGACGCCCGGATCGAGGACCTCTGCGAGGTTGGCATCAAAAGCGACACCGTCCTCTTCTTCGCCCATGGTCACATCAACGCCGCCCTCTTCGTCGAATACGATCTCGATGTCGGGCAGGTCCTCTACCGCAACATCATCAATTTCGACATCCATATTGCCCGCAGGCAGGTCGTTGTTTTTCTCGATTGGCATCTTGGTTCCTTACAGGTATTTGCGGTGATCAGCCGTCTGGCGCTCAACAGCGCCGCCATCCTTGAATGGTACGCCCTTTTTCTGGATTCGAGCAGAAGCATCAGGCCCCCACACGATGGCCTTGTGCATGAGCTCCCTGCCATCAGGGTCGCGCAGCGTCACGTCACGCAGCTCGAATCCCGGACCGAGGTCCTTGACCACTGCTTTGAGGTTGGGCCCGAGCTTCTCGTACAACTGCGCCTGGGCGGATTCCTTGCCCGGGAAGGCTACGAACTGCTTGCCCATTTGGATTGCACCGCTGATCGCGTTCTTGACCATGAGCTGCTGTGTGACTTGCGGCGCGTTCTCCATGCCCGCGAAGGCCTCGGGCAAAGCGTACTGCGATTCTGGAGAAGCCCTGCGACGATCAAGAAGTCGACGGCGGCCATGGAGGCTCATTGCCTCTGCAGACCCGGGGTCGGGAACTGCATTGATGTCGGACAACACGCGCCGGAACTCCTCTTCGTCTTTTTGACGGCTGCCGCCTTTAGGGCCCAGCTTGCGCAGGTCATCCAACAGGTCCGATTGCAGCTCGTTGACATAGATGCCGTCGGCCTTGCCGATGCCTGGGATGTCGGTGGTGTGCTCAGAGAACCGGCTAAACGAGATGGGGCTTGGCGGGTTCTTTAATGAAGGATGCTGGCCTTCATACTTTGCAAGTTCCCGGGTATCGTCGCCAAACATTCGGCGCGCCTCAGTGGCTTCTTTCTTGACTTCCTTCAAGGCCTCTCTGTTGGCCGCTCGTGCATCGTCAAACCCCGTTCTGATCGCCTTCAACAGCTCCGGGTTGCTGCCCACGTGGAGCGCAGCATCCTTGATCGCAGTGAAATCTGGGAGGTCTATGGGGGCGGCACCGTTTGCTACCAGCCATTGATTTCCCTTTTGCGAAAAATCTCTTACGGCCATGCCCGTTGCAAGGCTCTGGACATCCGGATCATAAAAACCCTTGCCTTGGTCCGTGGACAGCTGCTTCGCATAGTTATTCACCGTCGGCCAGAAGTCTGAGTTCAGGGCGGGGTACATGACGTTGGATTTGGCCGCGTCCCATGCTTGATCAAATTCAGCCACCTTGCGGAACCCTTGAGCAACCTCTGTCATCTTTGCCGTAGTGGCTTCGGACAAAGGAACGCCCGGGTCTTGCAGGAAATTGAACAGATCGTCAGCGATTTTTGGATCGGCAGCCGTTATCGGGCCGCTCGTGCCAATTCGGCTGAGCGCAAGGCCTGCTTCTTTGAGGCGCTCCTGCTGCGCCGCTGCCCCCTGAGGCAAATCTTGAGACAAATGGATCACGCCCAGAGGCTGGCCATCCTTTGTCGAGCCAATGTACGGATTGTCCATGGACTGGTAGAACTCCCCGGGCTTGCCGGGCGGGATGACGGTCGTCTTGAACTGGGCAGGGTCGTACTGCGACTTGACCCGGTTGAGCAGTTCAACAGGGCTCAGTTTGGCATTGCCGGGCAGGTCCGCTAGCGTCGATTCA